ACATACCCTAACCACGCCCCTAATTATTCAAACGTCATTCTCTCGCGAGAACGACGTGGTTCCCGTTACCACGGCAACCAACACAGAAAGAGGAACAGAGCGTTGCCGGTAGCAACCCAAACCCTAAAAAAGGAACTAAATGCAAATTTTAGGGTTAGTGTGGTTTTGCGGTTTGGCCATCGCATCCTGTCTCCTTAGCAACCAAAAAAGAGGAAGAGGCACATTTTGACGTCACGAATTCACGGTTTATTGAATTGTTTTCACAAAGGGGGTGAAACGCAAGTGTTTAGTTTTTTCACTTGCCTTCAAGGGTTTTATCCCCCCCTGTGGGGGGGGTGGGGGGGGGGTTAATTCCCAATCACTTGAGGAGGTTGAACTCTGCGAGGACATGCTGGACTCTGTCATAGAGAGATCCAAGTCGTTGGAGGTCTTCCAGTTTGCGTCGCTTAGGTCTTGAATGATCATAAGTAATTCTTCGATAAGCGGGGCTTGTGAGGATTCCATCGGAGTCGAGGTCAGAATGCCGGATATCTGCTTCAGACGTTGGCCTACTGATTCTTTTTCTGGCCTTTTTATGAGCGGTTGGGGAGTCAGCCTCACCGCCGGCAGTGGGACCCTCGGGCTGGTCAACGAGGCCATCTTTGAGATAGTTTCTCGGCAGCGGTCTCCATATTGCATTTCCGACAAGCTTAAAGAATAATTTGTATTTAAAAAATAGACTGGTTTCTGGGTAGTTACCATACTTAGCGGGAAGAAAAGGACCCCAGTTCCTGCCAGTAGAGGCAGAAATGTCTTCATATTTGCTCCTGTCTACCCATTTTTGAAGATAATTGTTACCGCTCCACCAGGGTTCTGCGGCACATACTGAACCCTGTCCTGTGGTAGTGAAAAAGGCCTGATTCATAGAGAACCAGGTCCAGGCCCAGTGAGTCAAAATATAACCCATAGCATCAGGGAATCTCTGATACCCCTTCCATCCAGGAGGTGGTTTTATCCTAATTTTGTACATTCTCTTTCTGGGCATATAATTGGCAGCAAATATTATGTGAGTCTTAGGATCATGCATCAATATACCGGGGTGTATGTATTTATCCTCAGCATTTTTTTCTTGGTAAAGAAGGACAGTGGTTTGAAGATAAGGATCAAAATTAATCATAAATTGTGTGCTAGATGGTGGTGGTATGAGAATAGCCCCCCCAGTGAATTTAATATAATCATAAGTGGTCCAGTCATCGCTCCACTGATTCCATCTGGCCTGAGCTCTCAATAGCAAATTTTGAACAGTAAAATAATGTTTTCCCCAAGTTCCGTGCCACTGTCCAGTAGCAGTTTGAGGTTCTACACTGTGATAAGGGCTAGCCTCTTGTTTAGGAGTATCAGTAGAGCATAAATTGCCTAGAGGCTCCCAACCCCTCACAGTCACGACCCTATGCCGTCCCGGAATCCACTCATGAACAGTCTGTCGACTCACAGCTCGGCGTCTGAAATGGCGTCTTCTCCAACCATGTCTTTTGAATCGTCTTCTCCTTCGCGGCCATCTCCTCCACCTCCGGTAACGACGTCTTCGGAACATGACTTCTCTTCGTTAATTAGACTCTTTTCAGGTGGTAGAAAGTGGTTTCTATAAGATCCACATAGGCACCACTTTTTGTGTTCAGAGGAGATCAATTGTTTCCAGATGGCTTCCTTCCTTCTGTAAGCCAGATGATGATCCAAATTTGGAGGATCAGTGAGGCTAATAGCAGGAAGCATAACATTAGGCCCTGGAAGAGGTCTCTCCATTTGCTTCTACCACCTGAGAAGAGTTCTAATAACTCAGGGTCTGTTCCAGTAATCTACGAAATAGCCCACCCGTTAGACGGTCGGATCGCCCGATAGGCCCCTTGACTCCGGCCTCTAGGCCTCCGGCACCCGCCCGCCCTCCAAGTTCGATGACTACTCACCATTCGGTTCGGACGTCCTCTCACTCGGCCGTCTAACGGAGTAAACTCAGCCATTCGTCACCCCACTTACTTTTAT